GATGAGCCGTTGCCAGACCTGAACTCGATGGACCGGACGCCAGACGCCCTCGCCGTGCGAAGGCTCTCAAGCTGCGAACGAAGATCGGCGGCGAGTGTCATAACTTATGCCCCGGCGTTCCTGTACCAGCCGCGATGGTCGATGAAGCCACAACCGAAGTCGAGGCGGACGCGGGTTTCGATCCCGTCCACGTCGAAGCCTGCGCGGGTTTCGATTTGCGGTCCCGGCTCGCCTTCAAGGTGGGCAAATTCCAAGCCCTCAATCATCGCGGGATCGGCCACGATGTACCACGCGGTGGCGGATGCGAGCCTCGGTTCCACAACCGCGACCAACCGGCCCGCGAAGGCATTGACGTTCGCCGTCTCCGTTGCCTGCACGGTGGAGAGAAGCTTCTCGACGGTCGTTTCCAGATCGCTCGGGATCACGATGAACTTGGGCGTGGCGGCGATAAGCTGCCCGCTGGCGTCCTTCTGTTTCCGCATCGCGAGGCGTGCAGCGGAGAGACGGGTTTCATCCGGTGCGCCCGCCGATGTGGCGAGGTTGCCGTGATCGTTGTGGAACAACCTTTTGCCATCGCTCATCGTCGGCCCGAGGCCGCTGCCCGAGATCAGCAGATCGACAAGGCTCTGTGCCTCGAAGGTTGCTGCCGCCTGTCCGAGCTTGCGGGGAACGTCTGCGAAGACCCCAAGGTCATCATTGACGAGTGCCTGACGAGTGATGCCGAACACCTTGCCGAAGGTCGAAAGCTTGTAGGCTTCGGCTTCCTCCTTGAAGCTGCCGCGCCTGAACTCGGCGTTCTCGTTGATCTTTTCCAGCTTGTCGAACTGGCTGGTCTGGATGCGCTTCCGTTCGCGGAAGTCGCGCATCGTGGTCTGACGCGCCACCTGCTTGAGGCCCGAAGGTGCCGCCTCGTATGCCTGCCGCATGGAGCGGCCCACCGTGTCACCGAGGGCGATGGCGAAGTCCGAAGTGGAGTGAAGCGCGCGGGTCACGATCTGCGATCCGCTCATCCCCGTCACCGGGACGCCAGCAGCGCGAAGGCTCTCGCGGGCAAGCTCGGGGATCGACAGGCCCACATAGGCGCGGGCCGCGCTCGATACTTCATGGCTCGGCTCGATGCGGGCGAAGATCGCTTCACCCATCGCCGCTGCCCTGACCGTGGGATTGTCCAGCGTGCGGTCATTGTGCGCGGTCGAGGTGATCGTGCGCGTCTGCGCGCTGCGCTGCTGCATCGCTTCGAAGGCGGCGGCGCGAGCCTGATCCGCCGTCGCATTGGCGTCGATCTGCTGATCGGCCCATGCGCGGTCAAGGCCCGCAAGTTCCGCGATGGAGCGGATCGCGGTGTTGACGGCTGCCCGATCCACGGGCGGGGCCTGTTCGTTCGGCGTGGTCGCCGGGTTCGGAGTAGTCATGTCATGTCCTCGAATGGTTGCATGACGGTCGGCGGGAATGGGAACGATGGAAAGCTCAACCGGATGCCAGCGGGTCGCAGTCTTGATGCGCCTCTCGCCTTCAACCGTCTCTTTCCATTCGGAAACGATGTAGCCGACGCTCACCCCGCGAAGGTGGCCGTCGAGAATGTCCTGCACAATCGGTTCGACACTCTCCCGCCGTGACAGCTTGATGGTGGCGTGGGCTTCCCGCCCGACCGTCTTTGCAGACAATACGGACCCCACGACGTCATCGACACTGCCACGGCGGTGCGAGTTCAGGACGGGCGAGCCGATGAACTCGCTCCAATCCTGATCGAGAGAAAGACGTTCTTCATAAGCGCCGCGAGCATCGAAGCGCTGGACAGGTGCGCCGGTTGAGAACACCACCTCAAGGGTGCGCTCATCGGCGTTCCATGACTGCGGCGTGAGCGGTGCGCGCCGGGTGATGATGTTGGGCTGGTCGGTCATCAGTGGCTCCGAACTTCATCGGTGATGGTGAGGTCGAGTTCCTTGGCAAGGTTGCGTGCAAAGCGCGCGAGGCTGATCGCGCGATCAAGGCAGGCTGCGAGCATCTTGCCCGGCCATCCCGCCTGGACGAGTGCGACGGCACAGGCATCCGGGTCATCGAGATTGATCCGGGAACGGATCAACAAGGAAGCCATCGGCTGCGCCATTGCCTCGATGATGGCTTCCCGGTCCTTGCCGGTGGGCGTGATGACCGTGATGCCCGGTGCAATGGTCTTAGTGTCAAGGCTCATGGTGCTGGCTCCTTCGTGTTGGGCTTGGCGGTGAAGTCGAGGCCGAGGGACTTGGCCCTTGCATTGTCGGCGGCGATCTCGGCGTCCACCTGTTCGATATCGTAGCCGCGCGATGCGATGGCCTCGCGCCGCGACATGAGGCCAGCGGCGATTGCGGAGGTTTCCGCCTGAACGTCTTTCGCGGGATCGACCCACTGCTGCTTGGGCGTGATCCACTTCACCGCGAGGTAGGCTTCGGGATCGCGGTCGAAGCCGGGTGCGTTGATCCGCCCACTGAGGATTTCGGTGAGAAGCCACCGACGCCAGATCGGGCGCAGGAGTTGAAAGGCAATGGTGCCGTGCTGGATCGCTTCGCAGCGGCGGCGGAACTCGACAAGGCCCGCGCGGATCGAGGAATAGTTCACTGAGGACAAATCGCCCGTCAAACTCTCGAATGGAACACCGAGGCCCGCTGAAATCTCGCGGGCCGTGAGCGTCATAAACGAGATGGCTTCGGCTCCGATCTGCGGTGGATCGGAGAAGCGGATATCCTGCCCTGCGTTGAGAACTTTGAGCGTTGCAGGCTCCAACCCGCCTTCGAGAAGGCCCGAAAGGGAAGGCTGCTCGCCAGCGCCGAACCCGCCCGCCGTGCCTTCGGGATCGACCACGAAGCCCGCCAGCATGGCCCCGATCTTCTGGCGCACAAGCTGTGCGTCAATGCTCTGGTCGTGTTCGTGGATGCGGAGCAGAACAGGAGTGAACCAAGAGAGGCCGCGAACCTGTCCCGGTGCTTCGACGCGGAACAGGTGGACCACATTCTCGACAGGCACCCGAACCGATTGGAGCGAGGTGCCGAGGCCGATGCGTTCGCGGAGAACGTGGAAGGCTACCCGGTTGCCGCTGGCATCAAACTCGACGCCCGCGATGATCCTTGCGCCACCGGCAAGCTCGCGCGTCATGCTGGCGTCAAGCTGCTCGGGATCGAGAAGGCGAACCTTGAGCGTTCCGCTTTCGCTCACCTGCAACACGCCAAGGGCTTCGCCGTCGATCACCATGCGGCTCGCGGCAAGTGCCTGTTGGGCGTAGTGGTCGCCCAAGCCATCTGCGTCGGAAACGTCCGTCCAGCGCTCCCATGCGGCGTTGATGATGGCACGGACATTCGGATCGGGGTGGGCCGACTGCGGCTTGATCCCTGTCCCGACGAGGCTGGACGTCCATGCCTCAACACCCGCCTTCGCAAGCGGGTTGTTACCGGCAAGATAGCGGGCGCGGCGTGCGATGGTCCCACGCGCTGCATGTGCTGCGTTCGGCTGGCTTGCCATTTCGCCCGCACCCTGCCAGCGGCGACCGCCAGCGCCACCGTCATAGGAGCGGATCGAGGTCCGTCCACTGAGCATTGTTGCGATGGTGCGAAGGAGCTTCATGCGACCTCCGCGAGGCGGCGATCAATGTCGAACATGAGCCGGGTGACGTTGACGATCCAAAGACCGCGAAGCCCGAGGAAGCCTGTGTGCCAGATGGCGTCATCCTCGTAGGTGCGCAGCCGAACCTTGCCGTCGAGGTCGTCATATCCGATCAGGAAGTAGGGACGTTCGCCGTCACGCGGCTTGAAGCACTCGCCAGCGGTGGTGTGGTCGGCGGCGTACTTCACGGCGCGCGCTTCGCGCATCGCGACACGTTCGGCTGGCGTGAGCTTCGGCTTGCCGTGAAACTCGCGGATCATGTCTTCGCTGTCCGCGAACGTCCACCACAGGAAGTGTTCGACTGCCCGGCACATCTGTTCGCGCCGACCAGAAAGCCGGATCAGTTCGAGGGTCAAACCAAGAATGTAAATGTCGATGAGCGGAAACTGCCGCGTGTTCAGGCGTCCAGGAGCGTCCGAAGCCAGCAGGAGCCGAAAAGAGTAAAGCAAATAATCGACATCCGACTTGCGAACGTCGAGCGCCTCCGCGACCTGCTCGATGGTGTAAGTTGGCATTCCCGCTCCTTTCCGAGTTCGTCAAAAAGGATAAGAAAGAAATCCAAATTGTCAATATCTTGGGAAACCCGGACTATATGTAGTCCACGGAAATCATTAGGTTTTCGCGGATGTTTCCGCTTTTTTCTGACGGAACAATCCGTTTTTTATCCTATTATCGCTTTGATATAAATAAGGAAAAGTCTGGCGTGACTTCGCGCGGTGGTCGCGGCACAGATCGCCTTCGTGGATGAAAACCTCATCCGCAGAAATCTCGGTGACGCCGAGCGCGCCTTCCTCGTCGCACGGCGGAAAGAGCTTTATGAAACGCAGCATCCCGAGGCAGCGCATGGTGGCGACCGCCGTTCAAGTCGCCAAATTGGCGACTTGAACGAGGCAACCCGCTTCACCGAAGCCACGGCTCGCGCAACGGGCAGGTGTTCGCTTCCTTAATGGCATGTGGTACGGATCAATGATGGAAAAGATCGAGATCGCACGCAGAGAGTTGGGCGCTGCCCTGCAACTTTTTCTTGATGATGCCTGTCCGGTGTCAGTTCATGTCCTTGCCGCTGCGGGAGCAGAGATCGTTGAAGGGCTTGCAATTCACCTCGGTGAACCACCGTTCCGCGACCTAATTCTTAAGACGTTGCCACACTATTCTCCGAAACAAGTGAACGATGCGATGCGCATCCATGCAAACGCCTTCAAGCACTTCACTGCTTTTAATGGAAAGCCACGCGATGATGCGGAAGCGATCAGCATTTTCAACGACGAGGAAAATGCCAGCCTTTTGCACAAGGGTTGGAAAGACTACGCGCGGGTAACAAAAACAATGCCTTTGGAAGCTCAGGCAACAGAGATTTGGTATCTTTCACGCGCCATAGGTCCGTCGTTCTGCGAAGGTGTAGGTTTGCAAGACCGGCGGTTCATCGGATTGCGAGCCATGACCTATGATGCCGCAAAGAAGGTTCTACAAGAGATTGTCACTGAAATGAAAGGTGACGCAGCCATCTTGGCTGACCCCCGCACCGAGCGAGGGCCATTAATGATGCGTAGACTGTAGGCGCGTCAACCGAGCCACCTTGATCTGATGATGCGGGGCATTGCCTTCGCGGGATCGGCCGCAATGACCTCACCCGCGCGCAATGGCGCGGCGGCGATCCGGGCAGCGGTGTCGGCAAGCGAAAGCCCGCTGGCGTAAAGGCCATGAAGGGCGGCGGTCGCATAGACCCTTGCGTCCAGTGCCTCGTTCCTGATCGTGCGATCTGCGATCCATTCGAGGCGTGGCCTGCCGGCCTGATACTTGCGGACCAATCGCTCGGACGTCAGTTGCATGTACCACTCGCGGTCGCGGTCGCTCGGGAATGCGATGTGGCCTGGTCCCGGCTCCGTCATGCGAAGGCGGGTCATCACTGTCTGCTTCACCGCATCGACGCCGACGATGTGGACGGGCGAGACACCACCACGGCGGGGCTTCGGCGGTCGGGCGGGCCAAGGCTTGATGCCTGAACCCGCGCGGCCCTTGATGGCCCATATCCTGCGAGCGGCCCGCGTCTGCGTGAAGCTCAACACGCGATCCGTGCGAAAGCCCGCGTCAATGGCGGCGGCATGGACGGGCAGATCGCCCACGGTGCGCGGATGGCGGAAGCGGCGGGACAGAAGGCGGTCAAATGCCTGCCACACTTCATCGCGCGAGGTGTCGCCCCAAAGGACGGCATAGTCGATGCTCCACGACCTTTCGCCCACGCCCCACGCGACGAACTCCGCCTCGATCCGATCCGATTGGACGTCGGCACCCACCGTGATGATCGCGGCACCATCGGGCAGAAGGTCCGTCCACGGAGGATCTGCCTCGACGGCGCGGGCCATGAGGGTTTCGATCTCGACGGGCGCGGTGTCCCGGTCCTCGAAGGGAAGGCCGAGCGATGTATTGACCCACACCTGTAGCCGCTCGGGCGATGCCTTGGCGGCGAGGAAATCGCGCGCCAGTTCGCCCCACCGCACGAAGGGCGAGACGGTGCCGGGAATATGGAAGCCCGCCGTAGTGCCATCGCCCTTGGCGGTCGCCCGCCATTCGGAAGCGGCGAGCATCTTCGTCTTGTCCCGTTCCTCATGGATGCCGCCGCATGACGGGCAGACCATGTGCGCCTTCAAAGGCTCGCCTTCGGGCCAGCGGACGTCCTCCCATGTCGGCGTGAAGAACTCTCCGCAATGGAGGCACGGCCAATAGAGCTTGCGCTGATCGCTCTCCGAGTAGGCATCCGCGATGCGGCTGCTTCCCTCGACGGTGGGCGTGGAGAGCATCAGCACCTTGCGCCTGCCCCGGAAGGTCGCAGTTCTGGCAACGGCAAGCGCCACCGGATCGCCTTCGCCTCCTGCATCAAAGGGGAAGCCATCGACCTCATCCAAGATGATGAACTTGGCGGGCGTGGAGCGAAGGCCCACGCCGCTGTTCGCGCCGACGAAGGCCACGGCACCACCCGCATAAGATTTGAAGAATGCCGAGTTGCCCGCCTTGCGCGGTCCCGGCTTCACCACCCGCGAGGCAAGCTCTGGCGTGCTTTCAATCATGGGATCGACGCGGGTTCTGACAAGACGCCTTGCCGCTTCCGTGGTCGGGCTGACATGAAGGCAGAGGCCGGGCCAAAGGTGGATGATGCTACCGAGGAAGTTCAATCCGCACTCGGTCTTGCTCACCTGCGCTGCTGCCATCACGACCACCTTCTCGATGGGCGATGATGGCGACAAGCAATCCATTGGTTCCCGTATGTAGGGCGTGCGCGATGTGCGCCAGCGACCCGGCTCTGCGGCTGTCTGCGGAAGCATCCGGTGGCGCTCGGCCCATTCGGAAACTGTCATCTGCGGATCGGGCGCGAGGCCCTTCCGCCAGACGTCATCAAACCATGTGAAGGCGTCAGCCATTGCCGTCGATCCTCCAGGGTGTTGCGGCAAGCTCGGCCAGGTTCTCACGCACCATGCGGTCGAGCGCCGCGAAGGTCTGCGCCGGATCGCTGCCAAGCTCGGACGCCAATGCCGTTGCCGCGCGGCTGGCCCATCCTGTCCACGCATCGCGCTCGAAGCGCGCCCGCCCGAAGGCGGCGCGAGCGACCTCCTCACGGTCGAGCAGAAGCCCTTCCTTCCGCTTCGCTTCCATGTCGAGCATCCGCAGTTCCGCGAGCATCTTCTTGGTGCGGACGGTGGCGACCATTCCGAGCTTGCCTTGCGGTGCTTCGCCTGTCGCGGCCTCACGCCGCTTCGGATCGAGATTGTTGGCGATCCAGTCCTTGCCCTTCTCAAGGTTGATCCCGCCATCCGGTTCGACAGGCAGTCCCTCGCCCACCAGTTGGGCAATGCGGCCCCGCGAGAGGCCGACCTGCGCCGCAAAGGCGGCTTGTGTCAGTTTGCTAGGCATGGCGTTTCCCACAAGCTAGAAATGGATGGCGCGGCAGCGTCCCCGTACCCCCACGCCGGGGAAGTACCTTTGCCGCGATTTCTTCCGGTTGAATTTCCGCGAGCGTGGTCGGGGCGGGCAATCCCCGCCCCCATGCCTCGATGGCCGTCCTTGGCCTTCTATTGCGGTCGGCGGGCGGGTCAAAACGGTATCCCCTCGTCGTCAGTGTCGGCGGGATTGAACTCCACGATGCGGATCACCGCTTCCGCATCGGCACGAAGCTGCGCCAAGCGGCTCGTCACGCACCACGCCTGATAGACGTCCTTGCGGAATTCGCGGGCGAGGTCGAGGAAGCGGGCGACGGTCGGCTGGAACGTGTCTTCGCGCACGATCCTTTTTGCGGTGGCGAACAGGACGGGTTCTGAAAAACCCGTACCTCCGAACACGCCGCTCAGGTGATCCTCATCCTCATCGGCAAGCTCTGCCAGCGCTTCCGCGTAGTCGGGCGTGACCCGGCTGGCGGTTGGATTTGCCGCGATCATGGCGGCGAAGATCATCATCGCGTTCTCAGGCTGCGCCTTGGTCGTGAGCGCGGCCTTGAGCGTGGCCTCGTCGTGCCGAAGCGATGCGAGATCGGGCAAGATGCCGATGAGCTGCTTCGACCGTGAGTATTCCCGCTCGGGCTGATCGAGGTCGATTTCCCGCAAACGGTAAACATCTTCGGCCCGCATGACGCGGTTTTTCACGAGGGTCAGCATCGGACGGTAGCGGGCGGAAAGCGCCGCGTAGCCGACCGTGCGGCCCGAGAGGGTTACGTCGCTCATGAGCGGCCCTCCAATCCGAACGTGTTGTAAATCCCGTCCGAATATTCCTTCGCCTTGTCGGGCTTGCGATGATGCTCGAAGGGCCGGTTCGTTTCCATCACCCGGTTGCCATCCTGATCGATGGTGATGGCAGATGCGGGCGGGCGCTCGTTGAGCCAGCTTTCG